CCAAGACTCAAATCAAATATTGCTCGTAGGAAGAAGATGAAGCCTAAATAAACAGTAGTGCAGTTGTGCTATAGAAAGGCAGATTGAAATGATTAGTACCGAATTGATTTCATTGGTTGGAGGAGCGGCTACAGGATTCTTGTTTCGTTACATGGCTCAGAAGAGTCAGGATCAAAAAGAAATCTTTGAGCGGCTTATTGCTGCCAACAAGCAGACCACAGAGAACCAAGACAAGGCAGCACAGCGTGTTCCTATGGATGTGGGTAGGGGCATTCGCCAACTCATTGTTCTTGCAGTGCTGTTTGCTACTATGCTGGCTCCGTTCATTCTGCCGTTCTTTGGTCTGCCCACATTCGTTGAAGTAGACGCTACCACACCCGAAGGGCTGTTTGGACTTATTCCGCAATCAACCCGCAAGTATTTTGTTGAGATCAACGGATTCTTGTTTGCGTCTGAAACTCGTCAAATCTTGGTGAGCATTGTAGGCTTCTACTTTGGTTCAGCCGCTGCTTCAAACAAGTCTTAAAGGAGAAGCCATGTCTAAACTAAACTATATTCTTTGTTTGCTCTTCCTTGCGGGATGCAACACCTCCCCCATTATTATTCCTGATACCACATCAGACAGTCCTGTCATGCTGAAACTCAAGCACGACATCCTGAGCGGCGACAAGATTGTCGGCAATTGGGGATGGATACTGTGGTATCTTCCCATTGTGTTCTTGGTTGTGGCGTGGGCGTGGAAGGAATTCTTTGGTCGCAAGCGAGACAACGCTGCCCCCAAAACTCCAAAGGCTGCTCCCGTATCAACTCCCAACACCGTAGACCTGCCGACTCCTTAATCGGTTTCGCAGCGTAATTCTTCGGGAAGCGATTCAAACATTCGCTTGCAGATGTAGTACGAGTCAACAATATCCGAAACAGGACTCACTGAGTCTGCTCGTTTTGGTGTCAGCACCGACTTTAGATTAACTCCTGTTTCATGCGAGAACGCCGCGTACATGGCGTTCTTGTCTGCATTGCCCTTGCCTGTGGCGAACTTCTTTATTTCGGTGGGAGGAATCACCGTAACAGGAATGCTTAACAGGTACAGTTTATATTTTAAGATGCCTGTGTTCTCGGCAATCTGAAACACCCTGCCACTAGCGGAGTACGCGTAGCCTTCAAGAGCCACATGGGAGCAGCCCATTACAATGTCCACAGCCCAATCTGCAATGCTTTCGTAGCGGTGTTCGTCTGAGTTCCAATCACTCAGCCGCTCACCAAACACATTCATGCAACGAATTTCCGATTGCCGCTTGTTCTCAGTAAGGAAAAAAAATGAGCATCCACTGTATGAAAATTTCCCCGTGGCGTTCGACTTGAACAGGCACACGGCTGGTCCACACAATGAGTAATCTATTCCCGCTAGTATCATGTAAGTATTTATGGTGCAATACTAGAAACCTACTGCGCGAGCCAGTAAAACACCAACTAAAAAACTGCAAGCACCAAGAAGCACACGCTGAATTTGGGTGAGTTTCATTTGCCCTTCTGTTCTGCGATCCAATCGCTTACGAGATCCAAACGAGTTGCGGAATTTTCGTACAAGTGACCGTTGAATATAGTAAATGAAGACACAATCCCTACAAGTACTCCGTTGGCATCTATGACTGCACCACCTGAGTCACCAAACCAAACGGTGCCCTCAAAGGGAATAAACTTAAAGTATGTGGGGTCTTCCACCACCGTTCCAAAGTAGTGGAATGTGTTGGGATTGCTTCTACGCTTAATGCCCCCACCAAATCCTATAACGGTGAGTGGTTCGGTACGAGTGAAATAATGGGGTGCTGTCACCACCCGAAGGGGTTGAACACCGCACGGTTCCTCTAGCCACGCCACTGCCACATCGTACAGCATGGTGTCACCAATTTTATAAAACGGATGGGTGGTGTGTTTAATTATTCTGTAGCAGTGGTTGCCAGTGGAGAACCACGCTGCCCCCGTATCGTCTAGGCAGTGTCCTGCTGTAAGGATTTCATCGGGAGCAATGAGAACGGCACTACCTATTACCTCCCCGTTCTCGCCCTCTAGATGCCCCACAGCGGCTTCCTCGTCTGCCGCCAACGGCGAGAAACCCCTCATGAAGAACTGAGTCTCCACAGGGGCTTCTGCCATTGGATCGACTGCCCCGCTCTTCGGCGGCTCCACGCTCTTCGGCGCAGCGGCAGTTATATCTTGAACACAGGCTTGCAGCAAGACGAGTGCTAGAGCCATCAGAAGAGATTGGACTACGCGCCTCTTCATACTATTATTTAGAAGAGGCTGTCGAGTAAAAATGTCTAGATTTTTTAATTAGTCAAATCTACTACTTCACACGAGCCAGCACTACACGCAAAGGTTTGTGTGCCCTTGGTAGTGTCTTCCTTCTCGTACTTCGTCAACTCGCTCCAGTCAATAGACAGGGGCAGTTTTGCTGCTGCTGCTTCGTACTCTTCTTTTGTACAGTCCTGATACGGAGCCTGAACATAGGAGTGATCGGAGTGGGGCAAGAAACTCACACCTGACACTTCATCAAAGTGATCGTACACCCACGCACCCACCGCCATCCACTCGTACTCCTTGACAGTCACGGTGATGGACGGCTTGTGTTCACAGAAGTGCCGCTGATAGGTGAGCCACAACTCTAGATGAGCAATAGCAGTCAAGTCTGTGCGCGTGACAGATCCCACTGCCTTCTGCGGAAACGAGAACACCATTGTGTGATCAGGGCGCATGGCACACGGTTCAGCAGGGAATCCCTTGTCAATCATAAACTGACACATGGGATCCTTGCGATCTGCACGAACAGTACGAATGTAGTACTCGTTGTGACGAGCGTGAATACCGCTTGCGGAATCAGTTAACTGAGACACCGTTCCACTAGGCTTCACGCAAGTAATCGCAGCAGCAGGATTAATACCAATCTTCTTTGCCCACTCCTTGTTCGTTTCAACAGCAGTGGCACGAAGACCAGCAAGCAGTCTTTCCAATTCAGCACCCTGATCACGCATGAGTTTGTTGTCAAGAATGCCTGTGAGTGAAACACCAAGCAAGCACTCTTCTTCGCAGTTCTTCTTCCACTCACTTGACAGGTACGGGAAATTCGTGAGCGAGGCTTGCCATGTGCCAAGAATGGTGGCAAGACGAATCTTGCGCTTTAGAGTTTCGGGGGTATCGTCTGCACGAACAATGACTTCGCTCAGATTGCAGAACTCCTTGTCACGCAGAATAATCTCGGAGCAGGGGTTCGTACCAAACTCGTAAGTGGCATCACGGCGATCACCAAGTTTCTCCACAGTTTTCTGTGCAGCCTGACGATTAAAGATGCCCCGTTCTCCGCTCTTGGACTTGTAGAGTGACAGCCACTCTTCCATGAACACGCCAATCTCTGGCTTCTCTTTGTATGAAACCGAATTGTTTGCTAACGCTCGCTGTGGGTTTTCCAACCACCACTGCCCCACTTTAGCATCACGCATTCGCTCATCGGTGAGGTTCGAGAGAGAGATAAGAGCAGATCTACGCACTCCGCCGACCACGACAATTTCCGCAATCTTACAGATAATGTCGTGGCATTCGATAGATGTGAGTTTTCTGCCAGCACTCTTCTTAAAAGTACTGACGGTAAATCGGAAGAGGTCTTCCAGTGGTTGCGGTCCACTTGCGCGTCCACCGAAAGTTTTGAGACGCGCACCAAGAGGACGAATTTTAGAGGTGTCCCATCGGGGGATTTGACCTCCAATAAGTAGGGACACCAACTCGCGGTAGGCTTTTGCCCAACCTTCTTTGGAGTCTTTGACCACAATGAGCGTATCGCTTTGTGTAAACTCTTCAGCAATTGTAGGAAGTTTTTCAACATACTGCCTTTCTACACTAAAGCCAACTCCTGTGCCACACATGAGAACATACAGAATCTCATCAAAGGCACGAACCTTGTTTACGGCAACATACGAGCAGTTGTATCCTGCCGTGTTGTCACGCTTCAGTGCTTCTCCTGCGGTCATTAGTGAACGCATAGAAGGCATTACTTCTAAATTTAAAACTGCATCACGCAACTCATCGCGTATAGTCTTATTTAGTTTTACACCCTTTTCCGCAAAGTGTTCATCAAAGAAGCGGAAATAGCGGTCAACTGTTTCCTCCCATGACTCACGCCGTCCTTCGGTGTCAAGCCAACGAGAATAGCGTGAAAGGTGAATGAAAGATTGGTACAGCGTGGGAAGTGATTTCATAGCGAACTCCTGTGTTGATTAGGTAGAGTATGTAGAGCAAATCATAACAAAAAGAGGGGCTTTCGCCCCTCTAAAGTATTCGGATGATTATTTGGTTTAGCCTCTGCCACCAGTGATAACTTGGTATGCAACGCTTGCCAAAATTGTTCCTGTAGAACTATTTGAACGCAAGGATAAAGTTCCAGTACCTACAACGGATCCCTTCATACCAATATGAATATACTCTCCATTGTTGATTTTTAATTCAATAGGAGTAGCAAACGCATTTGTTCCTGTAATCACAAAAAAAGGATTTGCTGATGTGCTTGTAGTTTCTATTTGAACTGTAATGTTAGCATTCGTTGTTGTTACGAAAAATCTTTCACGCTTGTTTATGTTACCCATGAGAACATACCCCATCGTACCGTAATTGCCTACGCCTCTGCTCAAATTCCCAAGAGTACTGGTCAGCCTCGGAGTAAGAATAGAGGAGTGAAAACCTATCTTTGATGGAAACATTAGAAATTCAGACCTCCAACAAATCCAAGCCAAGTAGTTCCACCATCATATGTCAGGAAGTTAAGAATATCTGTTTTGTTTGCAGTATTTGTTAGCGTTGGTGCAGATCCGCCAGACCACTTCACAGTTTTGGCTACTCCCGATACTTGTACAGAGAATGTTCCCGAAGTAAGTCCGTAAGGAGTTGCACCGTGCAGGAATATTAGAGTTGCGGATGTGCATTGTGTTGAGGTGGTGTTTATATTAGTAAAATTAACGGTGTTGACCACCGCACTAGGAACAAACTTCTGTGTGTTTCCTAAAGTAGCATCGAATGTTATGGTGTTTGTTGCCTGTGAAGCAGTGGCACCCGCTTCGGAGTATCCCCCATTCATATCAAGACGACCATTGAAATCTCCATTACCAAAATTAGTAAGAGAAGAATTATTACCGTCTAAGTATCCAGCAGCAGCATTATAGAGTATGGCATATCCACTGTCTACAGTATTAGGATCACCAATTATTACATCCCCATATGGGTTTGAAATATATAGAGTAGATGTACCGTCTCTTATAAACATAAAAGTAGAGTTGCCATTACTATCGAAGTCACCAAAAGCAACTCTACCACTTGCTGCGTTAGCAATATTTATTTGATTTCCTATGGCTTGTATATTATCAGTATACAATGTACTTTGAGCTGTCACATTACCTGAGAATGTTGCACCAACACCAGTAATATTGCCAATGGCATCAATCACAGCAGTTCCAGTGATTCCTGTTGAGTATCCACCTACGGCATTAAATCTTTGTATAGCCATTATTATTCCTCGGTGTTAGCACCATAGGATCCTTTTATAAGAGTAGCATAAGTATTAAATACCGTTGTGAATCCACCAGTTGGTGTTGCGTAGATGATTACATCAAGACCAGATAATTCCGCAGTGTATGTTGCTAAATTTCCAGCAGTATTAACATTTCCATATTCTGTGTGGTTTATGCTTCCACCAGCATTACTAACAACTAACATTTTTGTAATTTGTGAATTAGAATTAGTACCAGTAACATAAAAGTTAGCAGTAATAATTAAGTCAGCAAAAAATGTGTCTGCAACATATATGGTGCCGGTAGCAGAAGTATATCTAAAAATCTCTTGTTTTGCTGTAGTGGTTGTCGTTTTGGAACCAGTTTTAACATAAGAATTAGATCCAATGTTCAATCTAGCACCTGCTGTTGCACCCATTACACCTACTGTACTAGCAGCATTACCAATATTTACAGTAGTTGCATTGGTGTTGTAAAGTGTTGCAGTGGCACTTGTAGTAGTAATATCACCACCCTGAACAGCAATGTCACCTGCAAGAGTCACACCACCAGCAGCACTAATCCCCGCCGAGAATGATTGTAGCGCAGTAAATGTTTGTGCAATACCAAGACCAGCAATAGTCGTTGAAGTCGTGGGAAAGGTAACGGTGGCAGAACCCGAACCTGCAATGGTTACATCTCCACCAGTAATACCCAGTTTTCTAACTGTAGTACCACCTGAGATGTCAAATCCATCTGCATTGTTCGTAATATCAAGATTGACTGATGATTGCTTTGCCATATGTGCTACCTATATTTATAGTCCGTATCGACCACGAAGGGCATTGTAGTTTTGTGTGATTTCACCATCACTCAATCCTCTATTATAGACAATAAATCCACCAAGTTTAGCATTCCAGGAAGAACTATTGCCACCATATTCGTTACTACTTCCCAAATCAACAGCAGTAGAGGAAAGATTTATATCAGTAGCAGCAGCAGTATTTGTGACTAAAGTGGTTCCATTTTTACTAATAGACCTTGTAGAACTACTAGTAAATCTCCTAAAAGTCCAAATATTCCAAGTTTGAGAACCACCACTTGCTACATTTGTTCTTGTATCACTTCCGCAACAACCAGCCTGGTCAAAATAAACAACATCATCAGACCAAGTGCAGTGTGTAAAAATTCCTCTACCAGTAGTAGAAGTATAAAACTTAAATGCGGAAGAAACAGCGAGTGCATTTTGCTCACAAATGAGAAATATCGTATATCCACTTGTGTTAGTTATACCAAATGAATCTGATGCTGGTCCTGTACATCTATTTCCTAGTGTTGAAAAATAAGGTCTTGAACCACTTGTAAAAGTAGGTGAAGATACCCAAGTAAAGTTTTTTCCATTGCCACTCAAGTCTGTCCAAGTAGTTCCCGATCCAGGATAACTTGCAGCATTTCCTGCATCAAGATGCAAGGCTAAACCAGATGAGACAATGCTATTGTTGCTAATGGTACTCACACCCGTCATTGAAGATAGTCCTGTAAAGACACTCATGCGATTGTTATATTTCCTACTGAACTAACAACATTCCATTCATTGTCTGCAACACAGCAAATCAATTCAACAGAATCTCTTGCCAAGGTACTTTGAATGTACCCACCAGTACCTACTGTGGTATCAGTTTTTCCGAAGTGAATTACTTCAGATGCATTTTGTGCAATCTTCCATAATCCGGCGTTCATTCCACTCACACGAATAACAGAACCAACGGCTGCTGTAGTTGGCAGAGTAATAGTAAGAAGCGTTCCTTTGTTGGCAAAATATCCTTTATTGATTACTGCGGTTTGATCTGCAGTAATGACTGACCAAGGAACAGCATCGGCAAGAACAGCACCTGTGAGTCCGTTGAATGATGCAACACCACCGTCAGTATTTGTTAATAAAGCATTTCCGCCAGTGATTCCGATAAAAAGTTTTTTGTTTGTAGTATCGTATGCAAGTTCTCCGAATGTTAATCCGGAGGGAGTACCTGCACCTTTTTTTATCTTAATAGTCGTCATTTAACTCACTTTATTTACATGATAAACATCAATGTATTTTATTTAGAATGTATCGCCATCCAACTTTTCATTCTTTTTTTTCTTGTCTAACTTATTTAGTAGGATATTATACTTCTCTGTAAGATCAGCATTCTTTGCTCTCTCAATTAACAAATTTGCCTCTAATATTAGATTAGTATTTGTTAAGTCTCTAAATTTATTCTGTAACAAAGGAATAACTATAGTCTCATTATAATTTGGTTCACTCATACTTTTCCTTTAGAAAGATCCACCATCGATTAAGGTTGCAGAGAGTTCTCCAGATGTAACATCATATGTTAGTGCAGTTGCTGGAGTTGCGTTAACTAGTAGTCCTGTACTTGCAGAAGCTCCTGCAACACCAACAAGGAATATTGTTCCTGATGTCTGTTCTGTTGCAACTATATTGGTGGCAGTTGTTGCAACTGATGCAGTTCCTAAAAGATTTGCAGTAATTACTCCTGCTGCAAAATTACCAGTTCCGTCTCTTGCAACTATAGTACTATTACCAGCAAAAGCTGTAGCAGTAGTTGCAGAATTGGAAACTTTACCAGCAGTTGCTATTGTAGCAAGGTATGTGTCAGTAATAGCAGTACCGTTCCAAGTACCACTAGTAATTGTACCAACTTGTGTGAGAGAAGATCCTGTTACACCACTACCAAGAGCAGATGAACTTAATACAGAGGTTCCACCAATTTCATATACTTTGCCTGTTGCAAGATCAATATTAACTGAAGACTGCCAACCTTGACTTGTGGCATGATTATATGCAAATGTGATTCCTGTTCCTACGCCGATTCCAATACCAGCACCAGTACATTGAGTAGCACTTGTTAAAGTCAGA